GATTGGTTAAATATATGGTATGAATTAAATAGAAATGAAAATCATGAAGATGGATATAATAAATTAATTAATAATACATCATTTGCAACAACATTAACAGAAGGTACTGGATTAGAAAATGATAAAAAAATAACTATATATGTTCCTTTACAATTTTATTTCTGTAAAAATTATAGTGTTTCTTTACCTTTAATATCTTTACAATCTCATGAAATTAAAATTTCAATAATCTTTAAAAAAAAAGATTTTATATATAATAAAACACAACATAGTAATTTTACTGTTACACCTAAATTATCTAATGTATCATTATTAATTGATTATATATTTTTAGATACTATCGAACGAAGATATTTTGCACAATCCTCTCATGAATATTTAATAGAACAGTTACAGCAACATAATCACCAGATTTCAAGTACGAATAATTTTAAATTACCTTTTAAACATACATCAAAAGCATTATATTGGAATACACTATCTGGTAAATATATAAATCAACAACCTTATCTAGGAATTGATTTAGAAATAGCTACAAAAAGATTTATATTAACTTTTTTTGTATTAAGTACTTATAACTTAGGTACTAGATTTATTAACTTAAATACTTCACCTTCAGAAGAATTTGTAATAACACATTTAAATACTAATTATCAAACTAATTTAAATAAAAATAATAAAAATTTAAAAGAAATTGTAAATAGTGCATATATTAATAGATCTAATGTATCGGAATCGACTATAACATTAGATGATATAACTGTACCAGAATTATTACCTATAAATATTGCATCTATAATTACTACTAAATTAATAGATGGTACTGATACATCTTTATTCAAAAAAGACTATACAATAACTAGAATTACATATACTAACGCAGAAACTTCTAGTGATTATGATATATTATTAAATGATTTTACTAATTATGGAATATATATAGATAATTCAGTAAATCCTGTTGATGATGCTATTTTAAAATTTAATGGACAAAATAGATTTTCAAAACAATCTGGTAATTATTTTAATTTTGTTCAACCATATCAACATTTTAATGCTGCTCCGAAAGCAGGTATAAATTGTTATAGTTTTGCTTTAAAACCATCAGATTATCAACCATCTGGTACATGTAATTTTTCCAAATTTAATGAAATTAATTTAGATATTACCTTTAATTCAAATTTTGATAGTACAACTAATAAAACTTTTATTAATATATATACTATTAATTATAATATGTTAAAAATTGAAAATGGCTTAGCAAGCTTAGTATATATTTAACATATAAAAATAATAACATATATATTATATATGGCCCAAATACAGTTATCTGCAATAGGAGCTCAAGATATTTATTTAACTGATAATCCTACAATATCTTTTTTTAGACATAGCTATAAACAATATAGTAATTTTAGTATAGAAGCAATTCCATTAAATTTTATAAATACAAAAATACAATTTGATCATAATAATTCAGTAGAAGTAGGTAGACATGGCGATCTTATTACTAATATATATTTAAAACTACAAATTCAAGCAAAAAATACAAATAAACGCTGGGGTTGGACTTCAAATCTAGGAAATAATCTTATTAATTATGTAGAGTTAACAATAGGAGAAAATATTATTGATAAAATTTATGGTTCATGGTTAAATATATGGAGTGAATTAACATTAAAAAAAGAATTAATAAATAGTTATAATGAAATGATTGGTAATACTAATATAAATAAAAAAATTATAAAAGATATTAATACAAGAACAATTAATTTATTTATACCTATCTTTTTTTTCTTTTCTAAATTTAGTGGATTAGCTTTACCATTAATAGCTCTTCAATATCATAATGTAAAAATAAATTTTAATTTAAAACATTATAAAAATTGTATAAATTCTGATTATGATTTATCTGATAATGATTGGGATATAAAACCAGATATTGTAGATGGTGTTTTATTAGTAGATTATATTTTATTAGATAATAAAGAACGAAATATATTTGCAAAATCTAATCATGAACTATTAATAGAACAATTAAATTTAAATCAAATCTCATTAAATTCAAATAATAATGAATATAATGAATCTGTTGTATTAAGTAATGTTACAAAAACATTATACTGGACTATTAATATGAATAAATATATTGATAATAAACAACAAAATATAAATATATTTTTAGGAGAAGATATAATCACTTCTACTATTAGATTTATATTAATAGCTATTTGTTCAACTAGTACAACTAGTACAAAAATAACAACAAATATTACTGCTGGTAGCATTTTTAAAATAACATCAACTTATACAATAGAGACCTATAATAAATCTGGTACTGTATATTCTATTGGAACAACAACAAAATTGAATAGTACATATACTTATTATTCTAAAATTAAAGATGTTATTGAAAATTGTATAGTTACAAAAGATATAATTATAGCAAGTACTTTATTATCTGATGTTGATACTAGTTATATTACTATAAATAAAAACTTAGACAATTATACATATTCATTACAAATAAAAGATTTAATATCAATTTCTGCAACAGATGTTTTAAAACCTTTTGAAATATTGAATAGAAGTACTGTATCTGGTGGTATTGGATTAGCTAATTATGATATAAAACTTTTTAATTATGATAATTATGGATTATATTTAGATTATAATGAAAATCCAATAATCGATTTTCAATTTAAATATGATGGAGTAGATAGAATTGATAAATTAGATTCTAAATATTATAATTTAGTACAACCTTATTTTTATCATAAGAATATACCATCCGATGGTATAAATATGTATAGTTTTTCATTAAGTCCAGAAGATTATCAACCATCTGGTACATGTAATTTATCTATGATTAATAATATAGAATTTATATTTAAAACAAATGCAGAAATAACAAGTAGTAATTCTGCAATACTAAATATATATAGTATTAATTATAATCTACTTAGAATTTCTAGTGGTATAGGTGGTTTACAGTTTAGTTAAAATAGTATATAAAATTATATTATATATATATATAATATAATCATGTCTAGTGGAGTATTATTACAATTAGCAGCATATGGAAATCAAAATATTAATTTAACAGGGAATCCAGAAATTTCATTATTTAAAACTATATATAAAAGACATACAGAATTTGCAATGAATGATATGGTAAATCCATTTACAGGTAATGCAAAGTTAGGACAAATTAATAAAGTTATTATTAATAAATCTGGTGATTTATTATCAGATATGCATTTAAATTTAAGAGTTAAAATAACTGAAGAAGAAGATATAGATTATTCATTTATTAATAATTTAGGATATAATATTATAGATTATGTTGAATTATATATAGGACAAACTAGGGTAGATAGACAATATGGCGAATGGTTAAACATATATCAAGAATTAGCTAAAAAAAATTATACACAAAATTCATATAAAAATATTATGGATGCACCAAATGAATTATTAGTCATGAAAACAGGAACTTCAAATACAGTTACTCATACGATTGAATTATTTATACCATTAGAATTTTGGTTTTGTAAATACTCTAATGTACCACTACCTTTATTATCATTACAACATGATGAAATATATTTAAATATTAAATTTAAAGAAGCAAAATATTTAGTTAATAGAGGATATATACATTCTGGTAGTGTATCTAATACATTACTACCATCATTAGATAGTAATAATTGTCAACTAATTACTAATCAACTATTGCTACATAATGATGAAAGAAAATTTTTTGTTAATACTGAATTAACTTATTTAATTGAACAAGTTCAAGATAAAAGAGATAATAGTATAACTGCAACAGATTTAGAAACTGTAAATACATATCAATTAACATTTAATCATCCAGTTAAAGCATTGTTTTGGGTTATTACACAAGATATACATACGAATTTAGCAGAAAATAATAATCATATGTTAAATTTACATAAATCAAATTCTGACTCAAATACAAATATTATACAAGAAAATATATTTGCACATATTGTATTAAATTATTTTGTTCAAGAAGCATTAGAATCTACACATTCATTTACTACAAATGATGAATATAGATTAACCGTAGATTCATCATATCGCATCTTTATACATGATTTTCATACGAAAGTAAATGAAATTCAAGTTGGTAAATTTAATGTTAATTATAGATTAGATAATGAACATATAATTAAGGATTGGCACTATAAGAAATTAGATAAAATCTTTAATAAAATTAAATTAACAGTTAGTGCAGGTACAACACCAAATAGTTTAACAACTGATAATATTCATTTTGATACACTTACAGAAAATGATGAATACTTTTTACGTCATATATTAAATAATACACATGATGCTATAAAAGCTACTAGTTCTACAAGTTCTACTTCTGTTTTTGAAAGTGTATTTCCTATAAGTGATAATGCTACAAATGTATCTACTACACTAAATCATTATATAAATCATAATTTTAATATTAATTCTTTACATCCTAAAACAGATATTAATCCAACTAAATCAGCAAGATTATTATTTAATGGACTTTCTAGAACTGCAAATTTAAGTGGTAAATATTATAATCATGTTCAACCATTAAAACATAATTTAAATAGTCCACATACAGGTATTAATATGTATAGTTTTTCATTAAACCCTTTTGGCTATCAGCCAACAGGGCATTGTAATTTTTCTAAATTAGATAAAGTAGATTTAGAAATTACTCAAAATAAGAGCCTTACTACAGGCAAGGTGAATATATATGCTCTTAATTATAATATACTAAAAATAAAAAATGGTGTTGGAGGACTAGCATATACGAGTTAAATTAATAAATTAAAATACTATAGATAATAATTTTAAATTATTATCTTTATATTAATATATATAAAATAAAATGTCCGGAGGATTAATGCAATTAGTAGCTTATGGCGCACAAGATGTATATTTAACAGGAAATCCGCAAATAACTTTTTTTAGAGCAGTTCATAAAAGACATACAAACTTTGCATGTGAACCGATTGAACAAACTATTAATGGTACTGCTGATTTTGGTAATAGTAATGTAAGAGTAACAGTATCTAGAAATGGTGATTTGATTACTAATATGTATTTAATAGCAACTATTAGTAATACATTAAGTTCTGCAACTGCAAAATGGGCATGGGTAAAAAATGTTGGTAATTCTATGATTGATAATGTATCACTTAATATTGGTGGGCAGAAAATTGATAAACATTATGGTGAATGGATGAATATTTGGCATGAATTATCAGCTTCTGATGATCATTCCTCTTCTTGGGATACAATGATTGGTAATACTAGCACTGCAACTACATTAAGTAAGGCAACTGGTAGCGCAGGTGATAGATCTATGGAAGTATTTGTACCATTAAATTTCTGGTTTAATAGAAATCCTGGATTAGCACTTCCATTAATTGCTTTACAATATCATGAAGTTGCTGTAGATTTTGATTTTGTGACTGGGTCTCATCTTGTTCATTTTGATGAAAAAGATTGGAGTGGTGGTACAACTATAACAACTACACCTAAAATTGATTCAGCTAAATTATTAGTAGAATATGTCTTTTTAGATACTGAAGAAAGAAAACGTTTTGCTCAACAATCTCATGAATACCTAATTGAACAAGTTCAAGATCAAGGTGGTGGATATTCTGGAGGTAAAGCTATTGCTGCATCAAGTACTAGTGTTACTGTTGACTTACACTTTAATCATCCTTGCAAAGCATTATATTGGGGACTTACACAAAATAAATATACTGAAAATTCATTATTATTTTTAGGTAATGATTTAGAATCCTGTACTAAAAACTTTATTATTAGATATGCATTAAGTAATCTAGCAACTACACTACCTATCATGCATGGAACTGTAGTTAGATTTGGTGTATCAGAAGATAACTTTGTTACATGTAGTCTTATGAAAAATGAAACTGTTGCTTTATCATCCTCATCATTTACTGATTTTAATGTTATTGGAGGTAATAATAAATTAAATACTAGTGGCACATATTATAATGATCTTATTAGAGTACTAAGTGCAGCTAGTATGGTATGGAATGTTGATGTTTGGTCAAGTGTTGGTACTGGTGCAAATATGACTTTATGGAATAGTATTAATGTACCTCAAGTTTTACCTGCTGCTGTATGTGGTCTTGATACAACAATTATTGAATCATGTGGTACTGCTGCTACAAATATGTTTGCGGGTAATAATGTTCAAAATTTAGTTATTGGTGGTACCGGTGGCAGCGGAACAGCAGTTAAATTAAGATTAAATCATCATTTCGGAACTAATCTTGATCATTCTGGACAGACTATTACCAAAGCTTTACTTAAATTAAATGGTAATGATAGATTTACAGAAAGAGAAGCGGTATACTTCAATAAAGTAGTACCATGGCAATCTCACATGAATGGACCTCCTGATGGTATATATTCATATAGTTTTGCAGTAAATCCTGAAGATCATCAGCCTTCTGGAACTTGCAATTTCTCAAGAATTGATAATGCCCAATTACAATTATCAATGATAAGCAGTAATTTAGCTTGTAAGGTTAAAGTATATACGGTAAATTATAATGTATTAAGAATTATGAGCGGAATGGGTGGATTAGCTTATTCAAATTAAATTATTTATATAATATTATTTTTAAATTTATTGATTATAATAAATTTAAAAATTATTTTCTATATTAAAATAATATAGAATTAATTAAAATAGACAAATTAATTTTCTTTTATATATATATATAAAAAAAATGTCAGGAGGTTTAATGCAATTAGTAGCTTATGGCGCACAAGACGTTTATTTAACGGGGAACCCACAAATAACTTTTTTTAAAGCAGTTCACAAAAGACATACAAATTTTGCGAATGAAGTTATTGTAACTAGTTTAAATAATAATGCATCATTTGGTAGCAATGCCGAATGTGTAATTGGAAGAAATGGTGATTTGATTTCAAGAATGTATTTAAGAGCCACCCTTCAGGCAAAGGGTAGTGCAACAACATCATCATTTGCATGGGTTGAAAATATTGGCTATCATATGTTAGAATATATCGAACTACAAATTGGAGGTCAAAAAATTGATAAACATTTTAGTCAATGGTTAAATATATGGCATCAATTATCTGGTGATGCAAATCATTCTAGAGGATTATCTGAAATGTTAGGTAATTCAGTAAGTAACCAAAAGTTAAAACACTTTGAAACAGCTGATACTAATGAACGTAAAGTTAAGGTATTTGTACCATTAAATTTCTGGTTTAATAGAAATGTTGGATTAGCATTACCTTTAATTGCTCTTCAATATCATGAAGTTAAAGTATTATTTAAATTTGCTAATGCAAATCAAGTACACTTATCATTAGATACTCCTAATATAACTATTACTCCTTCATTTTCTAAATGTGAATTATTAGTTGATTATATTTACTTAGATACTGAAGAAAGAAAACGTTTTGCTCAACAGAGTCATGAATACTTAATCGAACAAGTTCAAGATGCTGCCACTAAACCTGTTAGTGCAGGTGATACTACTGTAAGTGTAGATTTACATTTCAATCATCCTTGCAAAGCATTATATTGGGTAAATCCAGCAAATCATCATAATGATATTGGTACAAATAGTTTAGGTCATGGTGAAACATGGGTTAAAAATTTTATAATTAGATATATTATGAATGCTAGTGCTATGGTTGCAGGTGAAGGATATTTGCCACAATTCGTTGTTGGAACTGGTGTATCAACAATAGAAACTGGAAGTGATCTAGCTACATTAGCAACTGGTTCAGTATTAAATACTGCATATGATCAAACAACTGATGCACATCCATCTGATAATTATAGAGGTCTTCTAAATGCTTTATCCAGTGTATCGTTTGTAAACAGGACAAGTGCAACTATTACTGTAAGTAATTCGGCCGTTAATGTTGATTTATATGATTCAATTTCGCTTGGAGATAACTGGAACGAACAATGGGGAAATATACCAGGTATAACTAATCAAACAATTACTTCTCTAGATACAGCAGGAACAGGAATAGGTGCAGTATTTTCAACTGTAACTTCTACTGCAACATCAACTACATCAGTAGTATCATTACATAAACATGAATTTTCTGCTGGTTTAGGTAGAGGTAATACAATTACAGAAGCTAAATTAAAACTTAATGGTAACGATAGAATGGATTGGTTAGATGCAGAATATTATAATAAAGTTCAAGCATGGCAACATCATTCTAATACTCCAGATCATGGAATTTACATGTACTCATTTGCTCTAAATCCTGAAGATCATCAGCCTTCTGGAACTTGCAATTTCTCAAGAATCGATAATGCCCAATTAGAATTAAAAGTACCCAGTAATTCTCCGGCTAGTCAAGTAAGTGTATATGCGGTTAATTACAATGTATTAAGAATTATGAGTGGAATGGGTGGATTAGCTTATTCTAATTAAATTATTTACATATTATTTTTAAATTTATTATAAACAATAAATTTAAAAATTATTATATATATATATATATATATAAAATGTCCGGAGGTTTAATGCAATTAGTAGCTTATGGTGCACAAGATGTTTATTTAACAGGAAATCCTGAAATAACTTTTTTTAAAACAATTCATAAAAGACATACAAACTTTGCAACAGAAGTTATTCCTACTAGTTTAAATAATAATGCATCATTTGGCAATATTGCCGAATGTGTAATTGGAAGAAATGGCGATTTAATTTCAAAAATTTATTTAAGAGCAACTATTCAAGCAAAAGGTAGCGCAGTAACATCCTCATTTGCATGGGTTGAAAATATAGGATATCATATATTAGATTATATAGAATTACAAATTGGAGGTCAAAAAATAGATAAACATTTTAGTCAGTGGTTAAATATATGGCATCAACTATCGGGTGATGCAAATCATGCCAAAGGTTTATCTGAAATGTTAGGTAATTCAGCTATTAATCAAAAATTAAATCATTTTGTAGCAGCTAATACTAATGAACGCAAAGTTAAGTTATTTATACCATTAAACTTTTGGTTCAATAGAAATATTGGATTAGCATTACCTTTAATTGCTCTTCAATATCATGAAGTTAAAATATTATTTAAATTTGCTAATGCAAATAAAACATATTTAGCATTAGATACTCCGAGTATAACTATTACTCCTTCATTTGAAAAATGTGATTTATTAATTGATTATATTTATTTAGATACTGAAGAAAGAAAACTTATTGCTCAAGTTTCACATGAATATTTAATTGAACAAATTCAAGATGTTGCTACTAAATCTATTAGTGCAAATGATACTACTGCAAGTATAGATTTACATTTTAATCATCCTTGTAAAGCTTTATATTGGGTAAATCCAGCAAATCATCATAATGATATTAGTACAAATAGTTTGGGTTCTGGTGAATTATGGATTAAAAATTTTCTTATTAGATATATATTTAATGCATCTGCTTTTGCAACAGGAGAAGCATATAGAGTTAATGTAAATACAACAACTGGTGCATCAATAATTATTGCTGCATCAGATCTATCTACATTAGCTACTGGTTCAGTATTAAATACTGCATATAATCAAAGAACATCAGTTAATGGTAATGATGCTTTCAATACTTTATCTATTGCTCTAAATCATGTTTTAATTTATAATAATACTTCAGCAACTATTACAGTTTCTAATTCAGCAGTAGATTCTTCCTTATATGATATTATTCATTTTACACCAACAGGTTGGCAAGAACATACTGCTTGGACATTTATTCCTGGTATTACAAATCAAACAATAGCTTCTTTAGATACAGCAGGAACATCAACTTCATCAGTATTTTCAACTGTAACTTCTACTGCAACATCAACTACATCAGTAGTATCATTACATAAACATGAATTTTCTGCTGGTTTAGGGCATGGTAATACTATTACAGAAGCTAAATTAAAACTTAATGGTAATGATAGAATGGATTGGTTAGATGCAGAATACTTTAATAAAGTTCAAGCATGGCAACATCATTCTAATACTCCAGATCATGGAATTTATATGTATTCTTTTGCAATAAATCCTGAAGATCATCAGCCTTCTGGAACTTGTAATTTCTCAAGAATTGATAATGCCCAATTAGAATTAAAATTACCTAGTAATGCTCCAGCAAGTGAAGTAAGTGTATACGCTATTAATTATAATGTATTAAGAATTATGAGTGGAATGGGTGGTTTAGCTTATTCTAATTAAATTATTTACATATTATTTTTAAATTTATTGTTTATAACAAATTTAAAAATAATTTTCTATATAAATATATAGTATTATGTCAGGAGGTTTATTACAATTAGTAGCATTAGGTATTCAAGATACTCAATTAACAGGAAATCCACAATTTATATATTTTAAATTAATATACAAAAAATATACTAATTTTGCAATTAAACAAAGAAAAAATATATTTGATTCAGGACAACCAGAATTTGGAAGAAATAATATAATATTAACGGTTAATAAAAATGGAGATTTAATTAATAATTTAATATTTAAAACAACAATAACTTCTACTTCTGATCAATTATTGGGTAAATGGAATTATGTTAGAAATATAGGTTTTGCAATAATAAAAAAAGTTCAATTAAAAATAGGAACTATTATGATTGATACATTATATGGTGATTGGTTATGTGTATGGAAAGAATTATTTAATACAAACGAAAAACAATTATTATTAGATAAAATGATTGGTAATACGTCTAAAGCATTAACATTTGATTCTAATAATAAAAATTTAGATTTATATATACCATTACCATTTTTTACTGATAATGTATCATTACCTATTACTAATTTAATACACAATGATATTTCTTTGATTTTTGAATTTAGAGATGCCAATACTTTAATAAATAAACAACCATATTATTTTGATAAAACCAATTCAATATCTAATAATCCAGATATTAGTAGTCAAACTTATGATATAACATTAACTATGTCAGATTCATATATTTTAATTGATAATATATTACTAGATTCTTATGAAAAACATAAATTAAGAGAAGATTCTGAATATATAATAGAACATCATACTTTTCAAGAAACAATAATTGATTTTTATGACTCTACCCCTAAAAAGGAGATTTTTTTAAATCATCCGACTAAATTTATTTCATTTGTTATACAACCAGGAGGAGTTTTAAGTGGTAAAAAATATTTAGCATATCCTAATAAAAATTTTTTCAATTTGGCGGCTAAAAGATTTTGTTTAAGATATTGTGCAACAGGATGGGTTGGTGACAATGACTTCTTATTACCACGTGCAAAATATGGAGTTTTTGAAAATGATTCCGGTGTAGCTATTGGTGGTATAGGATATAATATTGCTTTTGATCATGGATTAACTTCATTAAAAACAAATAGTAAATTAACAGATCAAGAAATAATAATATATAATTTATTTATAAAACTAAATCCAATAATAATTAAATATTATGGTACTGATAAAATATCTGCAACAGTAGATAATATTCGTATAAATATTATTAATTTAACAGAACAAGATAAATATATTTTATCATTACCAACTGAAGAAATTGATAATTTTATTAAAAATGGTGGTAATAATAATTCAATTTATACAGGTGATAATAATAATGAAGGAAATCCTAATTATGATATACAAGTATATGATTATTCATTGTTTTCTACTTTATTAGATGGTAGTAATAATATTATTAATAGTTTGGATTTTGAATTAAATAATACTAAAAGAATGAAAGAGTATGATATTGAATATTTTAGTTATTTAGAACCTTATAAATATAATTTATCTACAACAAATGATTGTATAAATATTTTTAGTTTTTCATTAAAACCGAATGAGTTTTTTCCATCTGGAACATGTAATTTTTCAAGAATTAATAATTTTCATGCATTATTTAAATTAAAATCATCTAATACAAAAATAAGTAATCTAGTTTATGATTTAGAATCTCAGATTATAAAAAATAACTCAAAAATATTATTTATGTCTAAATTTTATAATATTTTAAGTATAAAATCTGGAATAGGAATATTAAAATATTCTTAATATATTAAAGATATTATTATAAAATAATTTAAAGATATTTTATTTTATAATTTATATATATGGAGGATAAAGATCAATCAGAACAAGAAAATCAAAAAATTACATATTTAAAATCAGATGATACAATTAGAAATCAAAATTTTGTTTGTTTATCATTTATAACACCTGAATTAATAAAAAATTGTAAAGTAAGAGGTGTAAAAGTAAGAGGAGTATATGCTTCTGAAGAAGAAGCTAAACGTAGATGTGAAGAATTGAATAAAATAGATCCAGATTTCAATATATATATTGCACCAGTTGGGTGTTGGTTACCTTGGTGTGATGATCCAGATAAAGCAGAAGATTGTGAATATGCAAATGAAGAATTAAATAAGTTAATGAAAGCGTATAAAGAAAATCAGGTAAAAGCAAAAATGTTACATGAGAATAGAAAACAAGATTTAATTGAAAAAAATATTAGAGAATCTGAAGAAAGAAAAAAAAAGAATGAAAAAGAAAAAAAGAATGAAAGTAATGAAGTTGAAAGTAATGAAGTTGAAAGTAATGAAGTTGAAAGTAATGAAGTTGAAAGTAATGAAGTTGAAAGTAATGAAGTTGAAAGTAATGAAGTTGAAAGTAATGAAGTTGA